TAATGATTTATTTATTCTTGAATTAGGATCTTTAGCAGTTTTTGAACTAGTTAATTTTTTCTTCATACCACCCATTCTAGCACAAAACGATTTTCTTCTATTTGATGCTTTAGATCCTTTTTTTAATTTGGATGGTTTAGTAGTAACAGGACGTTTTAAAGTTCCTTTAGTGTAACTCTTACGCCCCTTCTCATTCAAGCCACCCGTAGGACTCTTTCCTTCTTTTCTTGTCCAAGCAGCCGTCATTGCATTTGCTCTGGTGGTGGTGCTTGAGGTGGTGGTGAATTAGCTCCACCCCCTTCTCCTGTAAATCCTTGTTCACCTGGAGTCGGAGGAGCTTGAGGACTTCCTGTAGGATCAGGTGGCATTGGCTGTCCTTGTGGCTGTGCTTCAGGTTGTGGCATCTGAGCTTGTATTTCCGATAAAATCTTAGCTTGTATTAGAGCTTCTCTTGGATCATTTAATATCTTCTCTTCATCTAAATCCATAGATGCCGCTAATTCTCTTATAATATAATCGTATTTAACAAATGGTGCTAGTTGTTGATTACCTGTCATCTGCATAAACTGTAGTAGTCTTTGACTTCTGACTTCATTACGCATCAAACTTTCTGTACCTCTAGCTACAACTTCTAGATCTCCAATAAATTCAGGATTAAAATCAAATTGCATATTAAAATTAAATAAAGACCTACCAAGAGGAGATAATAGGTAGTCGTCAATATTTCTAACAACTGCCTTAATGTTTTGAGCTGCTGCTCCCATAAGCATACTCATTCCTGATGCAGTACGCCCTACACCCATAACTCCTGTCATCCCATGTGCAAAACTTGGCATACCTGTAGACTCATCTGATAACTGTCTAGCTTTGTCAAACATTTGTAGGCACTCACCTGTAACATTTGGAAATTTCGTTCCAAAGATCGCCTGACCGGGTGCCCCGGCTTGTCTACGAAAGACTTTACCTGGATATACAGCCATGTCCTGACCCGGAACTAGATTTGTTTCGTCTATCTCTATCAATAAATTACTAGAGAGTGCTGCGTTGTCAACGGCTAGTCGCATAAACCCATTCATCAAAAGCTGAGTATCTTGCATATTTTCAGCGACACCAATACCAAAGAATGAATAAGGATTAAGTTCGTATGGTACTGCTTGATAAGGAAGACGTACAGGGGTAAATGGATTTAGAACCAATCTAAGTATCTGACCACCACAAATCCAAGCGTTAATTTGTAGTTGATCTGCATCTTTATATTCTTTTGGTATTTCTAACTCGGCTTCTTCAGCGGACTCTTTATCAATTACACCCCAATACTCTAATACTTCAAATCTATCGATAGATTGATTAATATTGGAGTCTTCTAACGCATCTTCCCAATATAAAGGTGTGTAATCTGCACCATCTTCTATTGCAAGTTCTATACTTTCTTCTCTAAAAAATGGTCTATGTTTTAAAGCCCGTAGCTCCGACCTGTTCATACGATGACGTTCAATAATATATTCAGCTTCTGAAATATTCCTAGCGTCAGGATCAGGATAAAAATCCCATATAGATACTGATTCTACTTTTGGAATTGTTTGAAATTCAGGTGAATATTTACCTTTCTCGTTCCAATTTGGGTACTCTTTGTCGTGAGCAAACGGACCTTTCAGTATTCCTGTTCCAAAGAGTGACATCTCAAAGGCAACAGAACGTAAATGTTTACTAGCTTCGCACTCATCTAATTGATCGTGCATCTTTTTTTCTAGATTTCTAGCAGCTTTTTTAGCAGGCTCAAAAGTAATAGAGGTAGCAGTTTGTCCGGGTCCTGACTTTAACTCTTTCTCTATAGGTTTAACCTTCTTTTTAAAAACTCCCATTCTAATTGCAATTTCTGGATCAAGCTCTTCATCAAAAGGTGAAGATACATCTTGACCTGTTTCTTTCTTAATTGCATCTGATGTAGGATTTTTTGGATCAAAACTAGCAGACTCCTCTACATTTTCACTTGGATATTTTCTAGACTCTATACCTAAAGGAAATTTAGATCCTGCAAACAAAACATCGACAATCTGTGCATACGCCGCCAATACTTTTGTTTTAGTTATTTTTACAAATGCTTGAGATTTTTCTGCTTCAGTAAAAACAACTTCAGAACCATAGATACCCCTATAATTTCTGTAAGATAAAAGCCATCTATTTTCTTCACGTTCTCTTCGTGTTTTTGATTTAGTATACTTACCAAGAATATGACCGACTAAGCCATGTAATTCTATATTTTCCTGTTCTACATCTCCTTCTTCAGGTAGAGATACAATTCCATCATCAGGAACATCAGGGTTAATATCTTCAGGTTTTTTCATCAATGCCATGTTTAATATCCAAATATGTTATCAGAAGGTGTCCATTTATCTTTTTGTATTGTGTCTACTGTAAAAGGAGATACAGATCTTGGTCTAGACATTACTCCATACCGAACAGAATCATAGCTATGATCGGATGGATATTTAGAATCAATATCATCTCCCCCTTTGGGATCAGAAGGTATAATAGGTAAATCAGCTATAATTTGTCTACACGTATTAAAAAATATAATTCCGGGCAATTCGGTTTCTTCATCTACTTTCAATAGTTCGTGTAATCTATTTTTTCCTGCTACTCTTGCTCCTGCACTTCTATCAGAGGGTCGCCACCTACATCCTTCTTTTATCATCTCCTCTGCTATAGAAGGTCCTATCTGTCCTCTATTATGCCAACAGGAAGAATCTAATACTCCATATGCAATAGGTTCACCTCGTTCTGCTTGTAGTACAGCTCTAGCCAAATCTTTACCTGTATGTTTTGTTAGATAGAGTTCTCTATACACATACAAGGTTTCAAAAGCTGGGTCAATAGCAAACCAATGTACTGCACTAAAAGACGAATAACCATAATCACAACTTCTAAATCTTCTCCACGTTGGGGGAATATTAAAAGGTTCTATGACATGATCTTTAGTTCTAAATTCATTAAAAGCTGCGCCATCTGCAACTGACCAATCCCCTTCCAATAGTTGTCTTCTTTGTGTTTCAGGCAGAGATAGTAAGTTTGCTTCATACGTTCCCTCATTGTATAAATAAGGATTATCCTTTAAAAAAGCTGGAATAAATCTTCTATAAAATAATGGTTTCCCTGCTTTTTCGTGATTCTTTGGGTAGGCTAATCTTTCTCCTGTTTCGATATCAGTCGCTTCAAAAGATTTATTGGGTGGAGAAGGATCGATAAACATTTTTTTAACCCATTGATGACCCGGCCCGCCAGGGTTTGTAGTAGCCCTTTGATATACAGGTAGGGTAGGGTCAGTCGTTCTAAGACGAGATCGCATATAGTTCCACGCAAACGGCGTTGGATACTGCGTAAGCTCGTCAAACGCAATATACGAAAAAGCTTGTCCTTGATATCTGTGAACATCTTCATCCCTTTCTAAATATGTCATCCATAATCTAGCACCACTTGGAAAAACCCATTGGCTTTTCTTCTCTTGCCACTTAGCTCCTACGTAGGCTTTTGGGTAGAGTTCTTGTGATTTCCATACGATTTCACGCAATTCGTCATTTGTTCTACGCAATATAAGACCATTGAAGTTTGGATTACCAAAATATCGCATAGGATCTGCAAGCAGACAGTATGTTTTTCCTGATCCTGCTGATCCGCCATATAATACCTCTCTTTCACTACTAGCCAAAAATTCAGTTTGTGGTCCTAGATTTGGCTTAAATATAATTTCTTTGTCTTCTTTTTCAGCAGAACTAAAGTCTAGCTGATTTGTAATGCTATCATCAACAGGGTTTAGTTGATTCAAGCGTTTTTTAGCTTTTGTAATTCTAGCTTTGCTTGTTGAAACAGTCTTTTTTAATTCTTTTTCAAGTCTTTCTTCCTTTGTTTTAGGTCGTTTTTCTCTATTTTGTTTAGCTAGTTGCTTTAACCTCTCATTTTTTTTAGGATCACGATGTCTTTTCCATATGTTCGCAATCCCTTGATGAGAAATAATATTACCTGTTTTAGCAGTTAACCACTCTGCTGTCTTCCTAAAGGAGTGACCATTATCTAAATGTACTAACGCTTCTTGAAGAAATGGTAAAATTTCCTCATCTGCCACAAGTA